TGGCTCTCGGTGGAACGGCTGAAGAGGCGCGAAGGGCGGCGGGCGACCTCGCGACCAATAAGGGCGCGGGCCTCAACAAGTCCGCGGCCGATTACAAGCGGGACATCGGCGTGCTCGGGTTCGGGTATGGGACGGCGGAGGCGTGGACGAAGTTCCAGGTTCAGCTCGAGCGCGCGGGGATGACGATCGAGACGGTCTTCATCAACAAGCTCGCGCCGCTCGTTCCCGAGTTCACGAAACTATCGGCGATCGTCACGGAGAACATCGCGGCTTTCGTGCATGGGATCGACATCGACGCCTTCAAAACGGGCCTTCACGACTTCGTTTCCTGGCTCCAAAGCCCGGAACTGAAAAACGACCTGAAAGACCTGGGCAGCGACCTGCACTTGGTCGGCGCTGAGATCATGGCCGTCGCTGACAAACTCAAGTGGCTGATACCGGCACAGAGCGACACGAGTGAGGCTGACTTCCGTAACGGAAAACACAGAAGTTTGAGTGACACCGAAGCCGCGGGCGGGATAATCCCCGTTATGGGGACTGCCGTGGATACGATCTATGGCGTTCTTGACGGCGTTGACAAGATGAAGAATCTTGGACAAGGCGCGTGGAAAAAGATGCGCGAGGTCGTCTCGGGGTACGGTCTGCCTGGCGGCCATCCCGAATATTCATCGGGATTTGCGGCGGCGGACTTGCTCAATCCGCTCGTCACCGGCAACAATCTCATCGCGCTTATGTACCGGCTTGGGCGGAAGGGACTAACGCCGTCGATCGGATGGGCAAAGACCGGCCATACTACCCCAGACGGCCCGCTTCAGCACGCGGGTGGGAACGCAGTTGACCTGGAGTTCATCAAAGGCCAGAGCGTCGATTCGTGGGCCGGCAAGATGGCTGCGCTCGCGCTCGCTCGCGACCCCGGAACGAGCAGCCTCGGACTCGATCCCTGGATGCGCAGCCAGCCCGGAACGATGGCGCAGATTCGCGCGGCAATGGGCAGTCGTCCGATCTGGAACGAGGAAACGACGCATATCCACGCGAGTGCGTACCCGGACTCAATGGCAAAGCACACGAAGGCAATCGTCAACGCCGTTAGGGCGAGCAATCAAAAACCTGTGCAGATTCATGTCAGAACCGCGACCGGAGCGAATGTGTACGACGCTGCTAACGCTTTGAGTTCACAGTAGTATGGCTGATCCGAGCCAGTCGGAGATCGCTCGATACGATCTCGCGTATCAAGTCTCGCCGATCATGCTGGTCGGCGGGATCGTCTCTGCCGCGCAAGGCGGGCAGATGCCGATCATCTACTTCACCGGAGACTTCGATCTCTTTAACAACCCGAACGCCGACACTCAAGACTTCTTTGCACGCTTCCTCCCGCTTCCCGGTAGTACGCTTATCAGCAATCAAGTCGGCATGTATCCCTTCGCCAATCAGCAGGTCGCAGCGAACGCAATCATCGTGCAGCCACTCACGCTCTCGATGTTGATGCTTGCTCCGGTGAAAAACCCAGGCGGGTATCTCACGAAACTCTCGCAGTTCACGAGCCTGCAGAACTCGCTCTACCAGCACTGCATCGCAGCCGGAACGTTCAACGTCTCGACGCCGTCATATATCTATAACAACCTGATCCTGACCGGGATGACGGACGTAACGCACGGAGATAATCAGCAGCAGCAGATTCAGTGGCAGCTCGACTTCATCCAGCCGCTCCTAACGCTTGCGGACACCACGGCCGCGCAGTCGAATCTCATGTCGAAGTTCTCGAGCGGGGCCTCGTTCCCGGCCGGCCCGATCAGATGGTCCGGGAACCCGCAAGCACAGAATTCGGATGTCACGACTGGGATCACGGCAGGGCTTGGCGTATCCGGTGCGCCGATCGCGCTCCCGGGCGCAGGCAGCAGACGAGGGCAATGACATGGTGACCGTGCCGTTCCTACCTAACAACGCATCGTCCCCGCCCTTTGTGGCGCAACTCATCCTGGACGGCACTCCGTACAGCATCGCCGCACGGTGGAATATCTACCGCGGCGGATGGTACGTCGCGCTGACGGATCAATCCGGCAACTTGGTCATGAACCAACCTCTGATCGGCTCGCCGCCGAACGCGAACATCCCGCTCTTTCCAGGATTATTCAAGACATCGACGCTGGTGTACAGGCCGTCGAGCGGCAACTTTGAGCAATCGCCCTAATGTCGAGATTTTACGAAATATCCGTAGGTGCTTACAAGACTTGGAGATCGCGCAACGAGCAGAATCCCGCCGACAATCCCGGAGCGCTGAATATCTCATTCGACTTCTTCGAATACGTCTATGCGATTCCGATGGGTAACTCGACGTTAACGATCGAGGGCGTCTCCCTCGAAGACCTCCAGGCGTCCGCGCAATTCGCCGGTCAGCAGTTGAGCATGAAGGCTGGCATGTCCCCCGGCTTCCCACTAACCTCACCGCCGGCATACAAGCCAACGCAAGCCGGGCTCATTCTCGAAGGCCAGATATTCCAGAGCTTTGGGAATTGGGTCGGTACGGAAATGACGCTCGACTTCGTTGTCATCCCGTCGCTGTTCACGCAAGCCAACCCCGGCAACTTCGTCTTCGAATGGAAGCCGGGGCAGAAACTCGAGGATGCGCTTGCGATCACGTTCGCATCCGCGTATGCGAAGGCGTCGAAGGTTCCGGCTCCTGTGTTTCAGCTTGAGGGCCAGTACGCCGCAATCCCAAGTGGGCACCTCGCGACGTATTCGACGCTCTCCAATCTTTCCGATGCGGTACAGTCGATGACGAAAGCGGCGAGTCCCCGCGGCGATGGCGTCCAAATCGCTCTCCTCAACACGGGCAATACGATTCTGGTCTTCGATAGCGGAGGCCAGGTGACTCCGACGCAGCTTCAGTTCACCGATCTGATCGGTCAGCCGACCTGGGTCGACGTGAACGTCATGCAATTCACAACGGTCATGCGCGCGGACATCGGAGTCGGGAGCGTTATTGTGATGCCGCAGGGACTTCAGGACGTGCCCGGGAGCGTGACGACGAGCGCAGCATCCTTCCCGTCGAAACTCAAGTACCAGATTTCGTTCACGCAGCCGTTCATCGTGCAGTCCGTGCGGCAAATCGGCAACTTCAGGGACAGTAATGGCTCTAGTTGGTGCACGGTTTTCCAGGCTGTGCCGCTGAAGGCGAGCTAATATGCCCGACAATTACCAAAAGCTACCGCTTCAGCAGAGCCTCAACGCGATGGCGACGAACCGCGCGATCGCGGCGATCGAGCGCACCGGGAAAGCGCTGCCGTGCAGCGTTATCGAGGTCAACCCGGACGGGCTGGGCTACTCGTTCGTGAAGGTAAAGTTTGAGGTTCAGGGAGGACCCTGGACCCTTCCGCCCCTCATTCTCCCGAAGTCTGAAAGCCAATGGCTGCGCGCGCCGACGCAGAAGGGCGACTTTGGGGTCACCGTGCCGGCGGATACCTATCTCGGCGGCGTGAGCGGCTACGGTGGGGTTGCCGACCTCACGGTCCAGTATGGCAATATGTCGACGCTGCTCTGGGTGCCGATCGGTTCGCAGGGCTTCGGCGCCGCGCCGGATCCTGACAAGGTGTGGGTCAACGGCCCGAAGGGCGCGGTCCTCGGGGATACCGCCCAGGCGGTTTTTATTGACTGCGATGTCGAAACAGGCATCGTGACTATTCAGGCCGGCGCTCTCACATGGACTTTTGGGCCAGATGGCTTCACGATGTCGACGGGCATCGTCGCTGAGACGCACATCCACGGCGAGGTGCAAACCGGCACCGGCGTTTCGGGACCGCCGGAGAGCTAAGGGAGGGCGTCTCATTAGAACTTACGGGCGAATATCGCAAACCAATGGAATCGGCGGAACTTGGGTCGTCGTCCAGACGGATGCGAACGGCGATGACTCGGCCGTTTGGCTGACGACGCTTATACAATCGCTTCGCCTAAATCTTGGCGAGTCGCCTTTTTATAGCAACTACGGCATCCCCGCACGCCCCAGCGTTGTTACTCAAACTTTTCCCGACTACTACGCCGGGTTGACGCAGACTCAATTCGCGCCCCACTTCGCCTCGCTTGCGATCACGCGCGTGCAAGGTTCCTTCCCGCCCGTCTACAAGGTGCAGGCCGTCTGCCACTCCGGCGCGATCATTGGCGTGCAAATCGCAACCGGCCAAATGGTGCTACCATCATGAGCGGACCAACACCACTCCTCTTCTCATCTGCGGGACCGGTAGCTACCCCGCCGGCGACGCTGCGGCAGGCGCTCATTGCGCTCGTCGCTGGATGGGTGCCCGGCTACACGGCCGTGCTTCCGGCCTCGATGATCGAAGACATGACCAGCACCTCCGTCGGTGCGCTGGTCACAATAGATCAGTCGCGCGTCGACGCTATCAACAGCGTCACGCCATACGGCGCCAATCCGTACATCCTCGCGCAGCTCGGTGCGATGTTTGGCCTTCCGGAGGGCGTCTCGGCCAACGGGAACGCGAACGTCGTGTTCTCGGGCTCGCCTGGCTACGTCATTCCGCCCAGCTTCATCGTCGGGGATGGGACCAATCAGTACCTCGTGCAAGACGGAGGCACGATCGGGAGCGGAGGCAGTTCGCAGCCGCTCTACGTCGTCGCGACGAATTCGGGGACCTTTGCGATTCCGGCCAACACGATCACGACGGTCGTCACCTCAGTGCCGACTCCGTACACGCTCACGGTAACGAACCCGCTCGCCGGCGTTCCAGCGATGGCCGCCGAGACGACACAGGCGTACCGGAGCAGAATTCTTGGGGCGTTCCAAGTCTCGATCCAGGGAGCAGGGACGTACACGAAGACGCTCCTCCTTGCCGTCCCCGGGGTTTCGCCGCGATTGGTTTCGGTGCGGCAAGTCGGATCGGCATGGCAAGTCATCTGCGGTGGTGGGGATCCGTACCAGGTCGCGGGCGCAATCTATGCAAGCACGATCCTGCCGGTCATGACCGGATCGTCGGTGAGTAGCCTGCGTAACGTCAAGGTCAGCCTGTTCGATGCGCCCGATACCTATACGGTCGTCTACGTGAATCCGCCACAGCAGATCGTTACCGTGGCCGCGCTTTGGAATACGACGCAACTGAATTTCACTGCATCGGCCGCGGTAAATCAGTACATCATCGGGTCCATACAGGCGTACATCAATTCGATCGTGGTCGGCCAGCCGATCAATCTACTGGTCATGCAGGATCAGATACAAGCGGCGGTCGCGCCGGTGCTCGCTCCGCAAAATCTCACAACTCTACAGTTCGCCGTGAAGATCAATGGCGTGCCGGTTTCTCCGTCTGCCGGTACGTCGGTCATCCCAAGTGATCCGGAAAGTTGGTTCTTCATCTCTGCTACCGGCGCAACCAGCACGCAAGGGTAGCGCATGGCGATCGTTATCTTCCTCGCGCGCGGAACGTTGTGGGAGGTTCCCTCAGACTTCAGCGAGCGCAATACCATTGAGTGCATTGGTGGTGGAGCGGGCGGCGGCTTTTTCGCCGGCGGTGGGGGCGGAGGCGGCGAACACTCGGTCATAGCGAATCTTTCGCTGAAGCCCGGCGCGTTGATTTCCTACGCGATTGGAATTGGCGGAGCTCCTGGAAGTAATAGTGGGAGTCCGAACGGACGCGATGGCACCCCAACGTATTTCAACGGCGTTACGCTGGAAGACGCATCCGTTGGGTCTGCAGGCGGAGCGGGTGGAATTGGAAGTGGTGGCGTCGGTGGCGCGGGCGGATCGAGTGGGGGTTCGCCGGGCGGCGCTGGTTCACAAAGCCCAGACGGTTTCGCCGGCGGCGGCGGCGGCGGAGCTGCGGGGCCTAATGGAGCCGGTACGACCGCAACGACGCAAGCGGGGGGAAGCGGTGATAACGGCTTCGGGGGCATTGGCGGCCTTGCGAGTCTCTGGCTTACCACCGAGGGCGGCGTCCCGATCCTCACGGAGTCGAGCTCGGACATCCTCATCGAAGGGGTCTCCCCTGCGCGTGTAGGCGGAAACGGAACGGAATACGACGCATCGCACGGTTCCGGCGGCGGCGGCGCCGGCGGGAACGGCAGCGGGGGTGCCATCTCAGGTGCTGCCGGAGGCATCTACGGAGCGGGAGGCGGCGGAGGCGGAACCCACCTTGGATTCGGAACCGTTGGCGGCGCCGGAACGGGCGGCCTCATTGTCATCACATACGAACCGGGGCCCCTCCCGCTCCAGGACATTATCCCGGCCTATCCCTATCAGGAATATGCGGACGACCCGAACATCGTCGCGTTCTTCACGGCGCTCAACGAGATCGCACAGTCGTATCTAGACTGGTTCAACCAGACTCCGCTTGCCGTGTACACCAGTCCGAATATCTCAGGAGCGCTTTTGGATTGGATCGCTACAGGCATCTACGGGATCGAACGCCCCGTCTTTTCATCACAAACGACGAAGTATGTTGCCGGCCTCAATTCCCTGCCGCTCAATAGCACTGCCCTAAACGGGCATGAATTCTTCCAGAGCGGGACGGCGACGATCGCGACCGATGATTACTACAAGCGGGTGCTGACGTGGTGGCTCTACGCCGGCAACGGCCGCTATTTCAACGTCGAGCTGCTCCGGCTGAAAGTCGCGCGCTTTCTCTTTGGCGTGGGCGGAACCGATGTCACGCTCACGCAAGCCGAGGCCGTCCATATCCAGCCGCAAACCTTAGCATCGCCTCCGGCCCCGACGCTTACGTCGACGAGCGGCGGAACGATCGCCGCGCGGAAATACGGCGCTCAGATTACCTATGTCACCGCGCTTGGCGAGACACTCCCCAGTGCGCCCTCCAGCCTTACGGTTCTCATCAATCACCTGCTCATCGTCGATAGTCCACCGCCCGAGAGCGGGGCCGTTGCCTACGACTCTTATGTCAACATCTTATCGACGAACCCCGGAAAATTCATCGCCGGCCTCAATTCCATGCCGGTCAATGGCTGCGCTGTCGACGGCACCAATAAAGCGCCGGTCTCGCCCCCAACACGGCAGAACCTTGCTCCGATCCCGATCGGGACGAATTGGACCGAGCCGACTTCCGGCCTCATCGTGGGAGCCGCGCTGCCGAGTCAGAATACGTCCAATACGCCAGGCAACTACATTATTGTGGTGCCGCCCGGAACCGCATCGCAGTATTTAAAGCAAGCACTCGGGCAGGGTCTCCTCGCGTTTCCTTTCCAACTTAGTTTTTCGGTGGTGATTACTTCATGAGTACGAATTTCGTCTACGCGAACAACGTCAACACGACGCTCAGCGCCCCGATCACGACGACGGGGCAAACGACGATCGTACTGACGTCGAGCGCGAATCTGCCGACGCTTACTGCCGGGCAGGTCTTTGTGCTCACGCTAAACGACGCTGCGACGCAGGCCGTTTTCGAGATCGTCTACGTCACGGCGATCGCGGGAGCAAGTCTCACCGTCGTACGCGGGCAAGAAGGCACGGCCGCGACGACCTGGCTCAGTGGCGACTTCGCCTATGGCGCGCTAACGGCTGGAGAACTCGCGAACTTCTCGTCGGGGGGCGCGTTTGTCGATCTGACGACGAATCAGACGATCGGCGGCATCAAGACGTTCGTCGATGCGCCGGTGCTTCCAGACGGCTTCGTCGATCTGGTCAACGGTCAAACGATCGCTGGCGTAAAGATTTTCGCATCGGCCCCGGTTATGTCGGGCGCCTCCATTACGGACGACTCGATCCCGCTCGAATCTCTCGCAGTAGACGTGGTGGCTTCGCTGAACGGGCTCGTCGGCGCCGTGGTGATTGAGTCTCCGGACAGTTCCATCACCGTCGACGCAACCTCGTCGCCGGATATTAAGCTCACGGCAACCCCAGTATCGTGGATCGGCGCCCTCGTCGTCGCCGAAGGGTCAACTCCTACAGGGACGACTCAAGCCGTTACTATTCCAATCGTGCTGCCAACGGGGACGTGGAAAATCTACGGCGCCGTCTACGGATTCCTTGGCGCCGGCGGAAGCGGAAACATCGTGCTCACGTTCACGAGCACCGTGAGCAACAACACGATAAGCACCGCAAATATGGGATTGTCGTACATCCAACTGAGCGACACCGCAAACGGCGGGCAACAGCCGGTGCTCACGTTGACGTGGACAGGCTCGCCTCTTTCCGGCACGACATATCTTCGTATCGAGGCAATTCGCACCGGGTTCTAGGAGGTATCTTTCGTGAAAAGCATCGCGCTCGCCGTCCTCTCCGCTGCACTTCTGGCGCTGCCAAGCATCGTTTTCGCGCAGGGCGTGCCGATTAGCGGGCTCCCGGCTGTCATCGGAACGCCCGCAACGGGCGACGTTCTTCCGATCGTCGATGGTGGAACGACGAAGAAGGTCACGATCACGCAACTCGCTGCTGCGATCTATGCGGCCAGCACAACGATCAACGGAACGACAAATCAGATCCTCACGTCCGGCTGCACTCCTATTGTCATCAGTGTGCCTTGCGTACTCTCGTTGCCTCAGTCGATCAATAGCGGCGCCGCGCCCACGTTTCTCGCAACGAACTTCACGGGTATTCCAGCAGGCGCGTTCCTAGCGGGAGCACTTACTTCGCAGATCGGTTTCGATGTTTCAAACGTCGGTGCGAGCAATGCCAATACGGCGATCGTCCAACGCTATGGCCTCCCTCTCAGCGTGCGGGTCGTCGCCGTTAGTGCCGTCTGTACGGCGTCGACCTCATCGTCGTTCAACGTCACGCTCGGAGAGGTATCTGAGACCGGTACGGTCCCTAGCGGCTCAAGTACTGCCACCGCGGGGCAGTCGCTGTTCGTCTCGGACCAAGCCCTCCCGGCTGCTGGCACGGTCACGGTGTATACGCCGGATGCCTCGGTTACAGCGATCTGGCCGGCCGGCTCTGAGCTCACCGAACGCATCGTTACGCCGGGTGGGAACGGCGCGGCCGGATGCGTACTGACGTTGTGGACGAACCAGTAAGGCATGCGCGCTGTAGGGATGGCGGTTCTGGTGCTCGCGCTGCTCGGGGCAGCCTCGCCGAGTCCGACTGCGCTCGCGCCTTGGATCCCGCTTCCCGTGCCGACGCAGCCGCCGCCCTCGAGCGATGAGCTCACCTATCGCACGAACGTTTTGCAGGCGTCCTACACGAATCTGCTCTTTGCGATCTTCGCGCCGTACTGCGAACCAGGGGACAAGATTGCCTCGATAGCGCTCAACGGCAAGACGGATGCGCCGGTCTACCCCGTTACGGTCACCTGTACCCATAGCCGTTTTCTGATCGTAGACCCGAAGAAAGCCCCCATCAAGCTCTAGCGTGGAAGGCGAAAACGCCGGAACCCTAGTAGTGAGGGACTATGAGCATCGAAGGCGTTGATCTCTCCGATTTCCAAAGCGTAGATTCTTTCCACGCAATGCAGGCGGATGGCATTGGATTCGCGATCTCCAAGGCCACCGAAGGCACCGGAAACGTCCAAGACACCTTCGCCGGCAACCGCGACCGGGCGCGTTCGATCTCGATGATTTTCGGCGCGTACCACTTTCTCTCGTGGGACGCCGATCCAGTCGCGCAGGCCGAGCATTTTCTCTCGGTCTACACGCCGAAAAACGGCGACCTCCCGCCCATGATCGACTGCGAAGCGTTCCCCGGCGGCGATGGTCCGGACTCGGAGTTCGCGAAGGCGTCGGACGCGCAGAAGGCAGCCTGGCGCGCGCAGGCGGATGCCGTCATGGCTGGCTTCAATGCCGTCGTCGAACCGCGACTTGGCGGCTCGCGTTGCTTGCTGTACGCGAACTACGCCAATCTGCAAGAGCAGCGCTTCACGACGGACAACTTCGCCGGGCACCTCCTGTTCATCGCGGAGTACAACAGTTCGCCTGAGCCGTCGATTCCGTGCACGTGGACGAAGGCGACCTTCTGGCAATACTCGGGATCTGGTACGGTGCCCGGCATCACGGGCGAGGTGGACCGCGATCGCTTCCTCGGCAGCGCCGAAGAACTCGCGGCGCTCACGCTCAAAGGCATCGCATGAACAGCGCGCAATCGAAGATCGTCAAGATCATTTCTGGGATCGCGGGCCTCGCGGGCTCCGGCATCCTCATCGGTGCCGCTCCGCTCATCGACGCGGCGACTCCGGGTTGGGGCGTGAAGGTGATCGCGTATATCACGCTCGTCTCGTTTGGCGCGACGCTCCTTCTGCAAATCATCGGATCGTCACCGCCCGCAGGAACGCAATGGCTTGTTGCTCCGAAGGTTTCGTCAGGAGACGTTGCCCACGTTGCGCCTGAAACGGCTCCAGCGGTGGCGCTGACCTCGCCTAGTCTCGCGGCCGAACCAGCGACCCCCTCGGGACACTAGGAGTGGCCGAGCCCGACAAATACACAGGCGACGGCAACGGAACCCTTATCCGCTGGCGATTAGAACAGATCGACAAGCGTCTCGATAAGATCGAACTCGGGATCGCAAAAGCCAACGAACGGTCATTCGACTTCTGGGTGAAGACTCTCGCTGGACCGCTCATCATCGCGCTCGTCGTCTTGGCCGGGCAACTCTACCTCGCAACGCACGTTGCGCTTAAACCATGATTCCCGACGACAAGATCACGTTCTCGGTGAGCAAGGCGAACCTAGAAAAATCCCAGAGCCCGATTCTCATCGCCGTCGCCATCGTACTGATCTTCGTGGTCGGTTGGCTATGGTCGCAGCAATACACGACCGCCGCCGTTAGTGTCAAGCACGCCAAAGACGCGGCCGACGCCGATCGAGCCAAGCTCGCTTCCCTTTGCGACGACCTGCGCTTCATCGCGCAACAACTCGCGGTGAGCAACAGGAACGTTGCCAAGCGAAGCGGCGCCACCGGCAGGCCCTGGTTCATCCAGGTCGAGCAGCCGCGTTCGGCCGAGGCTTACTCATTTGAGACGCACGCATTCGAGTCGTGCCCAAAGGCGACGCAGCCGGTTACGAAATCAAGGATAAAACTGCCTCCGCCGAAAGGGACAAGACCATGATGCCACAGCCTCCCAATCCCGTCCAGGCCGCCCTCGATGCCCGCTTCGCTGGGCGCCGCGCTTCGATCGAAGCCGCTGAGGCAGCGCAGGCGATCGTCGCCGCCGAAGAGTCACCGGCCGAATCAGCAAAACCACCGAAGAAAGAAGCATAGCCATGCCAGGAATCCTTAGCGCCATTTCGATCATCTCGCAGATCCTCGGCGTCGTCGGAGGACTCAAAGGCGTCGACACCACGCACATTCAGCCGATCATCACGAAGGTCGGAGCCGTTGCCGATGCGATCGCAACCCTGCAACCGGTCCACAGCATCGGCGCGGCCGTTGCCGACGCCGGCGTCGCCCTCACTGCGCTGCAAGCGACGGGCGTCGTGACCGGAACCGACGCGCAGCTCTTAGCCGACGTGACCGCCGGCATCGGCAAGTACGCGGCGCAGGTCAAAAACTACACGAGCGGGCAAGCCGCGATCCTCTCCGACAAGTTCTCGTATGAAGGGAACGTCGGCTACCTCGCGGCGTTCACGTTGGACGGCCCCGCAGCCGTTGCGCTCGGTCTCGCCGGCCCCGCGGGCGGGTAGCGGGTTTCGAGCAGCGCAATCGTGTATAATCAACTCTGGATCGCCTGTGGCATCGTGGTGCTCGCGATCTTCATTTCTCACTTTTTGCTTGCAGCAAGGATAAAAACTATGGCCATCAACGAAGCGGCGTTCGACGCCGATCTCGACGCGCTCGTCACCGGAATCACGGGCTACGTCGCCGCGTCGACCGCAGCACTCGCTGCCGCGAAGGCAGCGGCTCCTCAAATCGACCTGTCGGCCGAAGATGCGAAAGTCGCATCGGCGAGCGCCTCCCTGGCAACCGCTCTCGCAGCCGTCAATCCGGTTGCGGCGCCGGCAGCCCCGGCAGCCGCTGCGGCGGTCGCCCCGCCCGCCTAAGTCTCGATCATCCCGTCAGGGTGGTTCGAGGACCCCGGTCCTGCTTCGCGGCGGTGGCCGGGGTTTTGCGTTTCTAGGGCCTACAGCGAGCTTAGCGCCCTTCGGAGCCTTCTGTCACGCGAAACGGCCGTTTCGCCCCGAGCGCCTAAAATGCGGCCAGGTTCCCGCCGTTCTGAGCGGTCGGCCCCGGCTTACCGCGGTCCGGGGCAGCGGCCGGAGTGGGCGCTGTAGCGTGGCCCGGCCTCGGAGCCTTCCGGTGCCCCCGCAGCGTAGGCGAAAATCACGATCGGTGTGCGCTTCTCCATGCGCACGAACGTGAACGCGCCGGCCGGGTTCGGATCGCGTTCGAGCAAGACGACCTCGCGCGAAGCCCGATCGACCTTCGCCCAGAAGCAGCGCTCGCGGCACATCTTGCAGAGGGTGATCGCCGGCGAGAAGGGCTTTTCGGCACGCGCCTTCACGCGGCCCGGCGCGGCTTGCGCGCGCGCGTCTCGAAGACATGCGCCAGCTCCGGCTCGTTCGCGGCCAAAAGCCGCGCGTAGAGCGCAGTGTAATCGTTATTGAGCTTGTAGGTATCGCCGGTCGTTCCGAGCGCGTATTCCCATCGCAGCACCTCCCACAGTTGCTTCATGCCGAGGCGGTCCCGGCCGGCGGCGAAGGCGCGGTGTGCGAGCGCGACGAGGTTGCGGTAGACTTGCGGGTTACTGGCGTGGAATTCGGCGAAGCGTTCGTCGATCGTGCCGCGCCGTTTCGGTGGGGCGACGAGCGGCGTCAGGAGGTCGAGTTGCCGATCCGGCACTTCGGTATCCCCCATCGTTCTCGCAGCCTCGCGCCTATCTGTGCGAAGGTCAGTTTCTCGGCGTCGTTCCATGACACGAGATACGTTTGTTCCTCGCCAACGCCGCGCCAGTCAACTATGTCGCAGCGAAGCGTGAAGGCGCACAAACGCGCCCCGCCAAGAGTGCGGCCCGAACCAAACAACTGCCGCGCCTGGTTTTCCGGTGCCTCGAACGCCGCAATCAGTTTCCGGCGATTGGCCTCTTGGAGCGGGGTGACGATCATGGCGTGTTACTCATCGGAGGCCGCTCTGCCGAGGATTGCGTTCACAAGTCCTGTCGAACCAGGCCCGCTCATCTTCAACCGCCGACACGATGGCCGCAAGACGGTCGCGTTCGGTTCTTGTGTCGAGTATGACTTGCCCATCGGCTTCTCTCAGGGTTTCAAGATGTGCGATTATGCCCGCAAGACGATCTACTTCTGCTAAGGCGAGGCCGAGGTCGGTCCTCGTAAAGTATCTTTTGGCTTCGTATCTCTCCCGAACGTCAGCAATGTTCATATTGGTCGCCCCATCGTCTTGGCATGAGCGATTGCCTCTTTTAGCGCCTCGGCAAGCGTGTCACCCTCGCCGTAGGGTAACTCATAATCGTTCGCGTCCGCAGCGGTTGGCGGGCCTGGGTCGATCACCACGTGAAACGATAGCCTTCCAAGTTTTTTAGCGGCGATCATTAACGACGCCTCAGCGCGTCCATTCATGGCAGACCCCTTCGCATTCTCTCGCGATCTTTGTCAAGCAAGCCGGAGTCCTCCTCAAGTACATCCTGCATCTCGCGAATCCATAAGTCATGGGTTTGTCTTGGCCTGAAGATGACAACGGCGCTCGGGAATGGCGCCGGCGCAGGGGCACCGACAAAGGTGATTCTTCCGCGCAGGAACCGGATCTCGCCCTTCATGCAGTAGTCGTGCCAATACGATGTATCGGTGCGCGCAGGGATGAGGCAAACCACCGTCGCGTTTTCGTGGAGCGCGGACTGTGCCGCCTTGCGAATCCACTTGCCAATCTCGCGACCATACGGCGGGTTCATCCAACACGTTTCGTTGTCCCAAGAGCGTTCGAGGCCGTTGTCTTTGGGCGAGTAGAAGCGCGTACACTTTGCGTTCTCTGCCGTGGCGCACACGTCCAACGTGAAGCCGAACTCTCGGTCGAGCGGGTCGAACACAGACGCGGGCGTTTCCCAATCCATGCGATCCGAGGACATCATCGGCGCAAGCGTCGCCTTCATTGCCGCGCCTGGTTTTCCGGTGCCTCGAACGCCGCAATCAGTTTCCGGCGATTGGCCTCTTGGAGAGGGGTGACGGTCATGGCTTCACATCCGCGAAAAGCGGAAGTCCGGGAACGCTTTGTGGGTTTTGGGCTCGCCGTTTTCGTTCGTCGGCGTATTCGCCGAGGCCAGCAACGGACTCGGCGCGCGTGAACTTCCCAACCACTTTATAGCCGCTCCTTATCCAATCGCGCAGCGTATCGGCCACCCATTTCTTGTGCTTCTTGTCGTCCGTGTCGTCAACCGTTGCCGCAACGAAGCCAGGCCATCCCGGCTTGCTCGCGCAGTAAATATCGCGCGCATCGTCGCTCACTTCTCGTATCCCGCAGGCGCGGCGTCGGCTTCGAGGGCGGCGTCGAGGTCGTCGGCGTTGACGAAACGGTGGTCGGCGTCGTCTGTGGTGGGTGCGAGCGCAAGCCAATCCTTAGCGACCGCCCGCACTCTCGCAACGGTGGCCGCAAGACGGTCGCGCTCTGCTTCGGCTTTCTCGGCGCGGTCTTGAACGAGCAAGGTCGGGTCTTTCGCGATCCATTTGCACGAAGGGCAGCGGTCGCCGAAAAGAGCCGGGTCCTCGTGCGCTCCATGCATGCATCCGCGAAACGTCAGGGCAACAATTCCCTCGGCGGTCAGTTCGTTCGTGGAAGAAATCAAGTCGCCCAGGCGGTCCATCGCTTCGACCGCATCGCTCTCCGCGTTGTTCGCTCTTGTCACGCGAGCCCGCAACTCCGCGTTCTCGGCTTCGGCTTTCTCGGCGCGAGCGTTGGCATCGCGCAGCGCGGCCAGCGCGCCTTCGTCGCCGTAGCGCGTAACGCTCGCCCGCAACTCGTCGTTCTCGGCGGTCAGGCGGCGAATCTCTGCTTCGAGGGCGACAATGCGATTGTGGAGTTTCATTTCCCGCGTCATCGAAGTTGCACGCAGGTCAGGCAGAACGAACAAGTCGCGAATGTTGCGCCGTTCTCTTGCGAATGGTTTATCCAATCGTGCTTATGTGGCGATGTCTCTAAGCCAATCGAAGCATCACGAGGGGCTTCCGTGTAACAGGCTTCGTGGGCGGCGTGTACGGCACGGTATCCTGCATCGAACGCAACGTGTGCCACGCTATGCTCAACGCCAGCCTGGTCCCACTTGCGGTAAGCGCCGAACGCCTCGGCGTAAAGCCGCTCGGCCTCGCGTAACGTGTCGTCGGTCATGCGTTGCCCGTGTAGACGGCACAGAAGATGGTGCCATCCACAACCTTTATAGATTCGCCCGGACTTAGCAAACCTTGTTTCTTGTACGCAGCCCTGTCGTACGTCATCGTTAGTTCTTTCGCGCCCGGCTTTCCGGCGAGGGCAGCAACGTCGGCGTAACTCAGCCTGTCGGTTTCGACGCGATGCTCACACCCATTCACTATGACCTTCCTGGCCTTCACTTCTCGTCTCCCGCAGGCGCGGCGTCGGCTTCGAGGGCGGCGTGGATGGCGGCGTGTGCCATTTCGTAACCTTCGATAAACGATTGGTCTTGGAAGCCAAGTCCTTGCGTGAGTGGAGAAGAACCTACCGCCCGCACTCTCGCAACGGTGGCCGCAAGTCGGTCGCGCTCGGCTTCGGCTTTCTCGGCGCGTTCGCGTTGGTGCTTCGCGTCACTTGCGAAAGCGTACAATCCCAACTCCTCTTCACTTGCCAGGTCACCAGCCGCGAGAAGCAAAACACGTTTCTCCGCTTCCCGTATCCGCGCGATGAGTGCCAGCGCAACGTCCGGTGAGAGGGCGGAGATGAAACGAGCGTTCTCATAATCGCCTTCCTCTGGTTCGATATTTTGGTATATCGGATTCTCGTCGGCAGCGATGACGGACACGCAAGGCGGAGCGCCGCTATGTCGTAGCAAACTGCCAGCGTAATCTACGAGTCGCCACGGCCCAGGCGTTGCCGCCTTCGCCTTCTCAGCGAGCGCGTCGAGGTTGAGGTCGCTCATGGCTTTGTCCCTTCGTGCGCGAGAACGGCGGTGATGAACCCAAACGCTGCGCCAATCAAGAACTGCGGACCAACCGGCCCGGTGTAGCGAACGGTCAGAATCGCGAACGCGAATACGAGAACGAGGTTTATCGCCGCGCAAACCAGTCCCCGACGGCTCATTCTTTGCTCCCGCTGCCTGGCTCTTGGATGGCGGCTTCGATGCGCTCAATGAAGTCCGCGCCGATTTTATTCCATGCGCTTGCGCTGTGGATGCGCCCGGTGTCGGTTATGCCGTCTGCGGGGAACTTGAAGTCGCGGCACCCCGGCCGACCGTTTTCTTTGGGCATCGTGTATCGTAGTTTCCCGAGCGAGGCTCGTGGGATGACGTGCATCGCGTCGGTCGCGTTCTTCGGGCAAAAATGGCAGACCCGGCCGTGCGCTTCGAACACCTCGCGATGCCATCGTGCCGCTTCCGAGTCGCGCTTTCGATCCGCAATCAACGGCCGAGTCATTGGAGCCAGAGCTCGCCGAGGATCCAGAGCGCGATCGCGTACACGCAGAGCGCCCCGTTCGAGGTCAGGATCCGGCGTGCGCGCGCCGAGAAAGAGCGTTTGCGCCGGCGGTAGGTGGTGAGCGGGAGGCGTTCTCCACCGTCCCTCGCTTCGAGGGCCGTATCGTACACGGTGTGCCTCATACGAATACCTCGCTCCGCGCTGGAGCCGAAGCCGTGCCCGCGATAAAGCGGCAGTCGATCACATCGCCCTCGCGGAAATCGTCCCAATGCTCGGTGATCCAAGCGTGAGCGGCGCGCATCGTGCGGCTGCCGTTCCAAACCTCGGAGTATGGATCGCTTGACGCCTTCTGATCGTTCAGGTTCATGAGGACGATCGCGCTTCCGTCTCGTGGGTAGCCGTAGCAACGGAGCGCCTGTTCTTCGAGTCGGTTGGCTGCTTCCATCTTGATGGCGAGCGCCATGATGCGCGTGCCTTCGTCGCGGATTTCGATGACGCGCGTGATCATGGTCCGTCCTCGTCGCGGCAGATCGGGCAGACGTCCTCGTCGACGTTCGTATACTCGCGTTCGTGGCGCGCAAGTGCCGCGGCGGCGTCGTGCATGCGCCGCAACTCGAACGAGTGCGGCACCCATACGAGCATGCCGCTCTTGGCTTCCTTCCACGTTTCGTGGAGCCGCTCGGCGGCCGAGCATACGCAGAAGGCGTTCGGGTGCCCGCACGATCGCGCTTCGTCGCAGCGGCGGGTATGGCGGATCGTGGTCGCCTCGGACTCGCGGTTAATCATCGCATGCCTTCATCTTCGGGCACGCACTTTTGCCCTTGCACTCATTCGGCGTGTAGCAGAATGGCGGGCATGGACCCCAGGGATGCGTTGGGTCCTGCCAGATGATGGGGCTCGCGGGGTACGGAAGAATCTCCGCATTCGCCACCGTGCGACCCGTCTTTTCTTGAGCGCGGGCCTGGGCGTCGAGCGCGCTTTCGCCCTCGCAACATCCGGGCTTCAGCCCATCGGCAAACGTAATCCAGAACGCCTTCATGGTTTCGCTCCTGTTGTGAAAGGTGAAAGTTTGTAATGGGACGCACGTTTTGTCCCAGCGCCCGCCACGCATTGCGTCGCCTCGCCGGAGATTATTCCTGTCGGGAAGGAGCCGGGTCGGATCGAAGCGCGGTCGGCCTTTTTCATTGTCTCGCGCGCCATGCTCGTACGCGCACAACGCCCTGCTCGATGCAGGTGGCGCAGGTTTTGAGCCCGCGCTTCGGCTTGGCGCCGCACAGGCAGCGCTTCTTCGCCTTGAGGATCGCGCGCCGCTTGCGGCTTCGCTCGGTTGAAGTCATGATGCCGGCAACTTATAATCGTAGATTTCCGTCACCGCGACTTCCCTGAAACCGAGGGGCTTTAGCAACTCAAGAAGGCGATCTTCTGTGAACGGCGGGATCGGATTCTCTTCGCGCCATTTCTGCCATCGGTCAAGCGCCTCAGAACGGGGCCAATCGGTGTACACGCAATATGGCGCTTCTTTTCTTTCACGCGCCGCGTACGCCGACCAAAGAGCCTTAGTTTCTGAATCCGCTTGCAACAGGAAGGGCTCGATGTTAATGTCGTCCGGTCCTTCAATGTGCCTACCGACACCGTACTGTTCGTATTCTCCAGACGTGAACATATAGATCATGCCGGGCTCGCGGTCGGTAGTCGGCAGTATCCGCTCGCCATCGGCTCTTTCGGTTCGATCGCAAACGCGCGCTCAACCTGATTGAACATCCAGCCGACTCGCTTGTCGCAGCGCTCGCAGAGGGAGACGCGAACGCCGCCCAGGGTTGTGCGCGTGACGACGGATTTTCGTTGGCAGCGCTTCGGGCCGCTGATGCGCGCTCGCTGGCAGGTGCCGCTCATGCTGGACCTGTTCCTGAGGGCTCGCAGCCGCTTCCAGCACGACACGGCGCGTACGCATCACACTCGCTATGGTGACCCTGGCATTGAAACGGTTGTTCCGGGTTTGTCATGCACGACGCAAGCCAGGCGTGGCAGTACCAGGGACGGCATTGACGGCGTTCCGTTTGCGCGCTCATGGTCTCACGAATTCTTTACAGTTGCAGTGGCGGCCGCCGTGCTCTTCGCCGATATCGCAGCCGTCGCCGATGATGGTGCCGCAGGATTGCGACCCATCCTCGCGTGCATAGTGCGATCTCTCGGGATGGCCGCAAACCGTCTCGGTTCGCTCGTCACCCGAATAATCGAAAATGTGGTTGCTGGTCTCACCCGAGCATGGAATATCAGAATCGCCGACTCGCCGCATCTGCGCGCTCATGCGTTGGCTTTGAGGGCGGCTCGAATGACCTCACTAATGCCACCACGTTCGCCTTCAGCACGGTCGCAAGCTGCACTCACGCGCGCAATCCGCCGCTCTAAAGATTCACAGTACACACGCACATCGGCCATAGCGTTGTAGTTCTTCATCGCACGCAAGGCCAAAAGAATCTCGTCTTTATAGTCCTGCACAAAGAGGCCGAGATTAGACAGCTTTATCGTCTCAGCGAGCGCTCCGCCTGTAAACTTTAGATCAGAGAGTTGCGCCTCAATTTGGAGGGCTATCCCGTCATAGTTAAGTTCGGTAGACATGTCCCTCTTTCCAGGTGCTATGGTCCCATTCAGGCCGACCGCACGCCGAGCAGAATCGCGCTCTTTCAGCTTCTTCGATAACAACCGAACAGATAAGGCCGCAGACCTTGCAACGACGACAGGGACCGCCCCGGCAAATGTCATGATCGTCGCACCCCACGGACGCATCGTTCATCAGCCGACGTGCGTCTCGTCTAGTTGGACAAAGTTTTGGGGAGCGAAGTGATACTCCCAGCCTTCGGTCGGAGGCATCCGTTCGTCGTAGCAGCAGTGCGTCGCGGACGCGGGGTGCGCGAAACGGTGGCAGAGGAGAACGATTCCAGAGTCGGTCCCGAGCACCAGGGTCGCATCGCAGTCGGCGTACTTTTGTTTCATGCCCTTACGTTACAGCATCGGATACCGCAACGCAAGGGGTCCGGCAAAGATTTAACCTCCCCCTCGTCGTATTGTGTCGTATGGCCCAGAAACCCGGCTCCAAGATCGCCGCCATCCTCCTCCCCTACCCGAGCGCCCTTCTGGCTCGCCGGTGCGGGGTAACGGTCAGGACGGCCCAACGCTGGCGCTCCGGGGGGACCGGGGCGAACGACAATCTTCCCAAGTTGGAGCAGTTGCCGGTGCTGGCTCGCGTGACGCGGACGCCGCTTGCGAAGCTGCGCGCCGCGTGGGCGGCGGATCGGCGCGCGCGCGCCTAGCTGGCTTCGTAGGCCAGGATGAAAAGTTCTAGCGCTCGCATTCAAGTCAACGAAGGTGCCCGGCGACGCTAAGGTCGCGCCATCCCAACGGCACCTTGCCGGGGATGAGCGTATCCTGCCAATGGCAAACGCCGTTGACCCACATTTCGATGCGATCATATCCGCGAGCAACGAGTTGTGCTACTTGTCCCGTCTGTGCAAGCGAACGCATCGGGGCGCTGCTCTTGAACGTAACGCCATCGAATCCGTGGGCAACGAATACAACTCTCGGAGTTACGGCTTGCGTTACCTTCTGAATCGGAGCGGCGAGCGGAGCCAACGGCGCAAGCCCGGCAAGCCGTAAGAACATGCCACGTCTCATTTCTTCTCCTCCGGTTTTGCGTAGAGGTCAGACACGATCTTCGCCGTTGCTTCACTTGCGAGTTCAGCCGCAGCGAGAAGAACGGTAGAAGATGGCTCGCCTTCGGCCATTTCGAGTAGAGAGCCGGCGCGTCGCAGCTGTGCGGCGATTGCGTTTGCCTGGCGTTTGGTCACGGGTGCTCCTTCGGTTCTAAAGTAAAGACTTTATCGATCATGATGACGGCGCGGGGCGGGCCTTCTACCGCGAAATACTTGCTCGCGCTGAGGTATACGATCCGAGCGTCGTCAACGATCACGACGCCGGTCAGCGCGTCCTCCACGCACCGAATCAACTTCGAGAGGTCGGGGCGCGTCGCCGGGTAGAGAACGCGCTTCGGCAGCGACTTGGGCCGCGGCAGATAGAACGCGATGTTTAGCGCGAGCGGGCCGTCAAGGAGCGGGGCGTGCTGCTGCGCCTGCCAATCGCGGGCAGCCGTCGCAACTGACGCGCGCCAACCGGCGAACGCCTCGCGCGCGGCTCCGCGCCTTCCTTCGACGAGAACGGCTCGCCCGTTTCGCACGAACGCGGTTTTCGATCCCTGCGGTTGCGCGACGCCGAACACTTCGAGACGAATACTCATTCGGAAACCGTCTCACCCGTGATGCCTGCGAACGAGTCGAAGAACTCCTCGTCCGTGACTGTCGGCGCCGCGAGTCGTTCGACGAACGCGAGTATAATTTTGGTCAAAGATTCCATTGCGTCCGCGTGCGTCGTTGGCCGACTCACGGCCCATTCCCTAATGTCAGCCGCCAATTCAAACGCAGCCGCATAGTGCGGGACATTGCGAAAGTGTTTCGCAGCTTCGCGAAACCATGCCGCTGATTCACTCGGCGTTTGCGTCGAAAAGAATTTCATGATGCTCCGTTCTTCACAAATTGCTCCCAGGAAGTGCGGATCGTGAGTTTGGCCGCCTCAAGCCGATCACGATCGTAGCCGCTCTTAATTTGCTTGCGCACGCGGTCGCGAAAGTACATTGCCGTCGTGTGGTCCTTGTATCCGAAGGCGAGTCCGATTTCGGTCAGCGAGTCGGCGGTCACTTCGGTTGCGAGCCAGATCGCGTAGCTCTTGACTTGGAGGGAATGCCGATCCGGTGGCCGTCCGTTCCCGCGTCGGCGCATGATGTCGGTCAGCGGCATACCGAAGATTCCTTCGAGGTGAGCGACGACGAACTCGGTGGGCGGCTTGCCGTCCTTTGGGCGTGATGGCGGAGGCTGGGGTTTCTTCTTGCCCGAGAAATAGGTGGTTGCCCACAGACCGAAGTGGCCCGCGGTTTTGCCCGTAGTCATATATATAAAGACTCGTAATCGTAATAACGCGGTGAGTAACGGGGATAAGTCGCCGCCCTCTTTATATGGCGCGCGTGATTAACCTGTGGATAGAATTGTGAGTAGTGTGGAGAACGGCGGCGGCACTTCCGCCTAGTGAAACCGGCAGTGGTTGTCCACAGGTTACTCGCAGGTTGTGCACAGGGCTTCACAGGAGTGCCACGTTCAGAGGCGGCCTTAAGCGACGTATTAACCGAAACTCTGCCGCCAGGTGCTCGCCCGGAACCCGCGTGTACCGAATCTTCAGCCATGCGTTCTTCATGGATCGAAGGTGCGGATGGCTCGACAGTCTCGCCCCTAGCCGCTCGCTGGAACCTATGTACTGCAAACCCTGCTCGTCGTAAATGGCGTAGACGCCCGCGTGATCGTGAACGAGGCTGCCGATGTGCCAGCCCTTACGTTGCGGTTTCTCAACGGTGCGCCCTAGCCTTGGTAGCCGAGGGAACTCCTCGCGCAGCACCCGTCCGATCTCACTTGTTCTAAAGCTCATCCCGAGGCGCGTTAGTATCTCTCGGACCTCTTTGATGGATGGCCTTTGACGGGCTGGCTTGCTAACCGCGTAGAGACAGTCTATCGCGGCCCGAACGCAAGCGTCAGCGTTACTGATGCCGTACTTGGCAAGTCCTTCTTCGCCGTAGCACGGCTTACGATCATTTCTCACGAGGGCGCTCACGCTGGGTGTCTCTTACAAGGCGTGATCGGGATCTGAAGGCGCATGACCGCAACGGCTTCGCCTGAGTGCCGTTCGTAGCACTTCGCCGCTTTGCGCGCAGTGCGGTATGTTTTGTACGGGCCGTATGCTTGATGGAGCCGGCATAGCACGATGAAGATATACGGGCAAGCCTCCCGCACTATTCTTTCGGCCTGGTCGAGAGCGCCACTCATCGGCTCGGTTCCTCGAACCAAAACGCGGAGCGGCAGTCGGCGCACGCCAGGATCGCGCCCTCGCGGATGATGTCGTGGCCGAAGTGCTCGATCGCCCACCCGACTCGCGCGATCGCTCCAGCGAGCAGGGTGAACGGTCGTAGCGGCCAATGCCAGACTTCGCAGACCGCTTTGTAGTCGCGGTGGCGCATGCAGTATTTCACTTTAACACTTCAGCAAGTTTCCTAAAAACCTCGCGGTCGTGGTCGGTCCCTTTGCCAGAATCGTACACAGTGATTATGATGGCGGCGACCAGAAGCGCGCGCCGAACAGCGGCGTACTCATCGCGTTGCGGACATTGCCACACGCCGTCAATGCGTTGCTCGTAAACGCGAGCGAGTTCCCGCCACGCAGCTGCTGTCAGAGGGAGCGGCGCCTGCGCGCCGCCCCCTGTTTCGTCAGCCATCTAAAAAGGCAGCTCCGAGTCGTCGGGGAACAGCTCGTCGACGGCAGCGCGTGCTCGTTCGGCCGGCGACGGCTCGTCTTCAGTGAACGGCACGCGTTCCGCTGGAGCCGCCCCCGCGGCGGGGGTTGCTGCGCCCTTTGCGCGAGGCAGAACGTCCGTGATCTTCAGCGCCGTGCCTGAGCGGTTGTCCTGGATCACCACGAAGCACGGAACCTTGATCGGAGTCGGTAGGCTCGAATACCATGCGTCGAGCGCTGCCGGGACCCATTGGTACGGTGCGGTGATGCCGAGAAAGAATGCCTTGTAGAGTCCTCGATCGGACTTGACGGCGTGTTCTGCGCTTGCGGTGGCGTTTTCGCGAGGGAGAGCATCGTTCAGACTGCCCATGTGTTTTCGGTTCCTTTCAGACTTGCGTTGTGCGATGCCGAGTTAGGGTTGCCCGTTCGCCGCGGCATCGTCGGCGACGGGAATCTCGGTCTTGGCTTCGCGAGCGTATCGTTCGACCAGCTCGGCCCGTAGGCCGGCGGTGCGCCGGATCGCGTTGAAGCGCGCACCGATCGACGGTGCGCCGATGAGGGAGGCGTAGTCTGCCGCGTCGACGGGCGAGTATCGCCAAACGCTCACGACGCCCTCGCGGTTGGGATGGAATTCGACTTCGAGAACGCCGTTCGCAGCGTCGTACCCGATCGCGGCGATGTTCGTAGACTTGACGGAATCGCGGATCATCGGTGCCGCTCGAAGTACTCGCGCGGCGGTTGCGGAAGGTCGGCATCGAACCGGTCGAGCCCTTCGAGCAGGTAGGCGTGCTGCCGGCGGAACCGCTGCGCATCGGTCACGGTCGCGCCCCGCGCACGCCCCCTCTTTTCTAGCCAGCCCTGCACCCGATACCACACAAGCATGGGCACGACCACGACGGCAATGATGGCTGGCAGGACCACGAGGCCGTTCATTCCAGTTCCTCGGTCGGAGTCACGTTCTTCGGCGCGACCTCGCGCGGCTTGATCGTTAAGCGATCGCCGACCCTCGGCCGGTCCATCGACTCGCCCAGGATCTTCGCAATATCGGAGCCCGGGTACTTATCGCGAATCGCCTTGATGCTCGCCGTTGGTCCCGGCTCCCACTTCTCGGGGACCGGATCCGTGTGCGCCGGCGTGTACCGAACGAGCTTCCTCGCTTCCTCGGGTGCGAGCATCGCGGCCGCGCGACGTAATCCGTCCACGTTGAAGATGTACGAACCGAACTGCGGTTCGAGTTCGATGATGAGTTGGGGGTGCGGAATCGCGACCTTCGAGTCCGGATCGGTGCGCCGTTCCTTGAGGCGACGTTCGATCTCAATGGTGAGCGCGTTCTCCAAATGCGCGAACGGCGCCAGCTCCTGCGCATGGCGATCGCGAATGTCCGAACTGTCGGCGCGGTTTTCCGCGTAGAGACTGGCGATCGTGGAATCGTCGAGCGCTGCGACGTTCGCAAGGACCGAGTTCTGTATGCTGAGTCGAAGCGCGAGTGGCTCGGCTTTGGGCTGGGGATCGATGCCGGGAACGAGAGCGATGACGGCTTCGGCGGCGGCGCGAAGCTGTATCCCCGACGCGCGTCCGGCCACGGACGTCGGAGGAAGCACGTCGGCCGCCGCCGTGACGTTTGAGCGTAGGTCCTCGATAGCCTTAGCCGGGTCCCATCGAAATGGGCTCGCGCGTGGCACGAGGACGTCGTTTGGTTCTGTCATGTAGGCGGCTTTTCGCCCCGGTTGTGGAGATTCCTCCCCCGACGAGAAACGACGAGGAGCAAAGTTTACCGGGCACGAAAAGACTCTCCAAGATGAGAGGCGGAAACAATCCCAGGACGGCGAAGAAGGGTCGTACTGCGTCCGGTGGCCGTAGTAGCCCCCGCACGCGACCGTCCTCCTCCCCCACCCCCTCTAGACCGAGGAAAGTGGCGTGGGATCGGAATTGGCAGAGGCTCGAAGGCGTGCCCACATCTAGCGCCTCGGGAGCGGTCTCATTGCAGCGCGGACACTTTGACTGCGAACGCGCGCTCCCAGGGTTCGATCAGTACGTCGTGAGCGGTTCTTGTGACCGCGAGGGGCAAAAGTCCTCCCCTGACGAACGGGAGTTTTCCATGCCTGGTTCCGCGCCGGTACGTCGTGGTTCGCGCCGGGACTTGCAGGCGGATGCGAGCGGCGGCGGTCGATACCTCGATCGCTCCGCTCCCTTCTGTCCGTTGTGCGGTTGCCCGATGCAAAAGCGCGAAGGCAAGAATGGTCCGTTTTGGGGATGTACCCGCTACCCGGAATGCAGAGGAGCGCTGGACGCATGATGCACTTGCTCGCCTGCCCGAACTGCGGCCGCACCTATACGATGCTCGGTCGCACGCTGAAGATTCTCGTCGGCAATGGCTACGGCGTATTCTGTCAGGACGGAACGCTGCTCACGCACGAAGGCTCCAAGCGCAAGGGATCGGCGTGCGCGTAACGCCGCAAGGCCGCCGCAATCTCACGTTCTGGATCCCGGTCGGCGCGCTGATCGTCGAAAGCGCCTTGCTCGCACCGTGGACGCTCGTCTTATGGGCCGCGGCATTCTGGGCGCTCTTTCGCCTATCGCAGCCGCAAACGCATCGGCACGCGCCGCCCCCGGATCACACCCTGTGAGTGGGCGCGCTAGAGGTAACGCTCCCCTGTAGGGCGGAAGCCTGGTCGTCTGAATGGCACCATCGAGTAAGGAATCCGAGCCGAGCGCCAAAATCCCGCGCGCGCGCGCGGCCAAAGTCGGCGGCAAGAAAAAGCGCGGCGGCGCTACCTCGGGAACGCGGCGCGGCAACGGAGCTGGCAGCGGCGAAGCGAGCGGCGAAGGCTGGGGTGGACCGGCGAAGGGCGCGTCGGCGGAGGACGCTGATCGCCCGCTTCAACGAGGCGGTCCTGGCCGAGGCCACGTCAACGAGGAACGGCAGGCGCGGAACGAGCGCTGGGTCGAGGAAATACTGCAATTCTATTACGCCGTGATGATGGGAAAGAAAGTGAGCGGCAACCAACTGTCGTCCGCGACGCACCTCATCAATCGGATCGAAGGTATGCCGATCGCCAAGACCGTGACGGAAATGACCCATAAGTTCGCGATGATGACGCCTGAAGAAAAGCGGGCCGAGATTGCGCGGATTCGGGCGAGGCGGAAGGCTGCTAAGGGCGACGCTTGATTGCGTACACCGATCTGGACGACGAACTCGCCCTTGAGTTATCGCTCCGCGAAGACGAAGCTCGTCACAATCTGATTGACTGGGTTGTCGAGGCGCTCGCCCCGTACGACCAGACGCCCGCGCGGCATCATCGTCTTCTGTTATCACACCTCGAAAAGGTTGCGCGCGGCGAGATCAAGCGGCTCATGGTTTTAATGCCGCCTGGCAGCGCGAAAAGCACGTACTCGTCCATGCTGTTCCCGGCGTGGTTCTTCGCGCAGCGCCCGAACCTCGATCTCATTGGAGCCAGTAACACGAGCGATCTGGCCGAAGATTTTAGCGGGCGCATTCAAAGTTACATCCGTCAGCATTCAAGCACGTTAGGCTACACGCTGCAAAGCGAAAACGTGCAACGCTGGCGCACGACGAACGGCGGATTTTATCGTGCGGCCGGTGTTGGAGGCACGATAACCGGGCGGCGTGCGGACGGTGGACTGATCGACGATCCGCTGCGCGGCGCAGCTGATGCGGAATCCGAAACGAAACGGCAGACACAATGGGACTGGTATCAAGCCGACTTCTACACACGGTTGAAGCCGGGCGCATGGATCGTTTTAATTATGACGAGATGGCACCCCGACGATCTCGGCGGCCGTCTCCTACAAGCTGCGAACGCGGGTGGCGACCAGTGGACCGTTCTCAAGTTGCCGGCGCTGTGCGATTCACTCAGCGATCCGCTCGGTCGCCCGCTCGGCGCCGCCCTGTGGCCGGCATGGCAGGACGAGGAAGCGCTCGCGCGCATCCGTGCCAACGTCGGCGAGTACGTGTGGGGCGCGTTGTTCCAGCAGGATCCCCGCCCGCGCGGTGCCTCGTTCTTCAACATCGACGATCTCTTGGTCGACGGCCAGCCGGTACCGATGCCCGATCGGTGCGATACGGTCGGCGCCATGATCGACACCTCGATCAAGTCCGGCAAGCAGCATAACGCGACGGCGGTAACCTATTTCAGCTACAACTCACTCACGAAACCGACGCCGACGCTGATTATTGACTGGGACATACTCCAGATCGAGGGCGCCGCGCAGGCGGGCTGGCTTGAGAATGTCTACGTTCGGCTTGAGGAACTCTCCCGGATATGCGGAGCGCGCCGGGGCGTTGCGGGGGCGTTCATCGAAGACAAGGCGACGGGCACGGTCCTCATCCAGCAGGCCGAAAACCTGCGCGCGCAGGGGAAGCACGCTCCGGCGTACGCAATCGACTCGAAGCTGACGGCGATGGGTAAGGACGAGCGGGCCATCATGGCCAGCCCCTACGTGATTGCCCAGGGAGTCAAGATCACGCAGGAAGCGTTCGACAAGGTAACGGTACACAAAGGGCATTCGGCGAACCATCTCATCTCGCAGGTCTCAAACTTCCGGCTCGGGAGCAAGGAGACGGACGGATTGGACCTCTTGGACACTTTTTGCTACCTCGTGAGCGTCACGCTCGGCTCGAACTCCGGAGAAAGAAAAGGCATCTAATGATCTCGATTCTCATCTCGCTCCTGATCTGGCTCGTGATCGCGGGCATCGTGTTTCTCATCGTCAAGGTGCTGCTAGACATGGTGCCGATGGACGCGCGCATCAAACAGATCGCATACCTCATCCTGGCGCTGATCATCGTGCTCGTGCTGATCCAGCGACTGCTTCCGCTGCTCACCGGGCACGTTAGCGGACTCTAGCCGGCCGATGCGCAAGCCGTTCGAGAAGCTGGTCCGCGAGCTCGCCGACTCGGAACCTGAGGACGTCAAGGCGAACTTGACCATCGGCCAGCTTGCCGCGCGGCACGGCTGCAACTCCGAACGAATCCTGGACGCGCTCGATACGATCAGGATGTTTTGCGGCGAGCGCACGTATATCTCCGCGAACATGAGCGACGCCTAAAGTGTTCAACTCCGGCGAAACGGACTCGACTTTCGCGACCATTGGCATCGATGGCGGGCTCGGATCGCAACTGATCCAGCTCCTCATGGCCCAAGAGATCGTGCCGGGCACGGCGCCGTCTTACCAACTCTGCAAAACGCTACTGTCGTACCATCCATTGGGGTTGATTCTCGCTCAGGCGCCGATCAAACGCGCGCAAGGCCAAGCGCGCATTCTGAGCATCCCGGTGCTCGGCGAAAAGCGCATCATCAAGCAATTCGAAGAAACCTGGAAGACGATCGGCAAGGTCGGCGCGACGCAGATCATTCGGAACCTGATGACGCTCGCTCGCGCCTACGGCATCGCATCGATTGCCGTCGGCGAGCAGGGCGGCGATCCTTCAACGCCGCTCGATATGGCGACGCTCGACGCCGAGAAACTCTACTTCAACGTGCTCGATCCGCTCAACACCGCCGGGAGTTTGGTCCTCAATCAGGATCCGAATTCGCCCTTATTTCTCAAACAAGGCGCGCTTTTCGTGAACGGCGTGAAGTGGCATCCAAGTCGCACGATGGCGACGATGAACGAGGAGCCGCTCTACATCGAGTGGACGAATTCGGCTTTCGGATTCGTGGGCCGGTCGGTGTATCAGCGCGCGCTCTACCCGCTCAAGTCGTACCTGCAGTCGATGGTAACGGACGATATGGTCACGAAGAAGGCCGGCCTGCTCGTCGCCAAACTGAAAACGCCGGGTAGCTTTATCGACAACATCATGGGCTCGATGTTCGGCGCGAAGCGTCAAGCGATAAAATCCGGTGTGACGAATCAGGTGCTGCAGATCGGGATCGACGAAGATATCGAAGCGCTCAAGCTCGAGCACCTCGCCCCCGCGGCTGAAATGGCGCGTCAGAACATCCTCAAGAACATCGCAAGTGCCGCCGGTATGCCGGCCTCGATCATCGCTCAGGAGACGCTGACCGAGGGCTTCGGTGAAGGATCGGAAGACGCGAAGAAAGAGGCCGCGTATCTGAACGATGTGCGCGAGGCGATGGAACCCGCGTACGCGTTCCTCGATCGGCTCGTGCAAAAAACTGCCTGGACCTCGGAGTTTTACGACTCGCTGAAGTCGGATTATCCCGAATATCGCGACCGGCCTTACGAGACGGCGCTGTACGAATGGATGCGCGCGTTCTCTGCGATCTGGCCGAACGTCTTGATCGAACCGGAGTCCGAGAAGAGCAAGACCCAAGATGTGCAGATGAAGGCCGTCGTGGCATTGATCGAAACCCTCGGCCCGATGCTCGATCCCGAAAACAAGATGAAGCTCTTTGTGTGGGCGGCCGAGAACGCAAACGAGCGCGAGGAGTTGTTCGCTTCGAAGCTCGACATCGACGAGGACGCGCTGCGCGCATACCTCGAGGAGCAGGCGGCGAAGCCGGAACCAGGGGAAGATGAAGAGCCCAGTGAGCCTGCGACGTTCGCCGCGCGATCGTGAACGCACGCTGGATCGGAACCGATATCGGCGAGTCGGATAAACTCACGCAGGTCGGCGACATCGCAATAGGCGCGGCGAACTATCACGCGCACTTTATGGTGCTGTGCCCGTGCTGCGAGCGCTTGCACGTCGTCAGGATTAACGACGAAGGCGGAAGCGGGCCGTCGTGGTCCTGGAATCAAGAGACGCTGACGCTCTCGCCATCTGTTCGAGTCACGTATCCCACGCTCAAGGGCGAAGGGCCGACATGTCATTGGACGCTGACGAACGGCGTATTCAACATTCACCCCGACTCGAGCGCCGGGTATGAATCGTAACTGCCGCTTCTGTAGCGCGCACACGGTCAACGCGGACGGGATCTGCGGCAAGACGTCGTGCCGGCTGAAGCTGCGCGCGAACCGCCGGCGCGTGCGCAAAGCGTGCAATTCGGCTAAGCACGCAAAACTTCTTAAATATGCCCATCCGTCACTTTTTGACCGCGCATCATGAGAAGATCGCAGCCGCGCTTTCGAGAATTGTTGAAGGAGGCTTTGAAGTATTTTGCCGATGCTGGATTTACGAGCGAAGCCGATTTGGAAGAATGGCTCTTGCGCTTACATCGCTCACTCGAAGCAGAACTTCCAACCGATTCGGAAGAGCGCCGACAGATTACGGTCATTCTCAGCGCAGTATTTAACCGCGATGTCCTACACGGCGGTATAGCCAAAAAGGTGCCCGGAATAAGCAGGTATACACTTGATAGAATTGCGCCCAGTCTCCGAGCTGAATTAGACCGTCGTATTTGGGCAAGTGCGGACCTAATCAAACTCAACAAGGCAGCGGCGACCCAAAAGACGCTGCAGCGATTCTCCGGATGGGTGACGTCCGTTCCTCGAGGCGGCAGCGCGACAACGAACATTCGCGAGGCCGCCGGCGACGTCATGAAGTCGGTCGCGCAGCTCAAGTTTGAACGGCGCCGCGTTGCGATCGATCAGGGGCACAAGCTGAGCGCGGCCGTCGCGCACGTGGTCGCGCAGGGCCAGGGTGCGATCGCCTGCATCTGGCACGACCGCGGCGAGTATGATCGCGGGTACGATGCTCGGCCCGAGCACATCGCGCGTTCGGGCAAAATCTTTCTCGTGCGCGACTCGTGGGCGATGAATGAGGGCCTCGTCAAGAAGGGCGGGCTCAAGTACACCGACGAGATCGAAGGGGTCGCGGAGCTGCCGTTCTGTTTCCCGGGCTCAACCCGGGTTCCACTCGCTGCGGGTGTACGAGTAGGATACCGGCGTTGGTATAGCGGCGAGCTGACCGAGATCGTTACGGCCTCGGGTAAAACGCTGCGCGCGACTCCAAATCACCCAATGCTTACGCCGCATGGCTGGGTCGCCTGCGGCGCTCTCAAGGAATCCGACGATCTCATCGAGGTTCGCGAGGAACGCATCGACGGCAGTGTGGCGAAAACGGCAAACGACGACGCAGTACCCACAATCGCCGAGGTATTTGGTGCGCTTGAGAAAGCCGGGAAGGCGCGCGAGGTCAGCGGTCGCCGTGATCAATTCCACGGCGATGGTTCCGAATGCGACGTCGACATTGTAGATGCCGACCGGCCGCTGACCTTCGACTTCGTAACCGCGCGCGCGAAGGGCGGCTATCAACTCTCGCTCGCCGAGTCCTATCTGCGTCGAGCGGCGACGCGCGCGCTTCAATTTCTCATCGAGGCCAGCACCCTTCTTGCTGCGCGCTTCGTGGGCGGCTTGAACGCGATCGCGTCTCCATTCGGGAGTGCTACGTTGCAGATGAACTCGGGTAGCATCTTTCATGCTTCGAATCGAGCCACCAGCGGATTTGATCCGAGCGGCAATCGCGAATCGGCCGACGCCGAGTTCGGTGGCGAGCGACTTCACGGACTCGCCGGCCTCGTGGCGCCGTCGAAGATCGTCAGCGTCAAGCGGCTTGATTTTACGGGGCACGTGTACAATCTCCAAACGGCGACCGGCTATTATGCCGCCGAGGGAATTATATCACATAACTGCTCGTGCTGGTACGAGTACGTGACCTCGCCGCGCAACGTCCCGCCCGAACTGCTGACGGCCAAGGGCCGGGCCTGGGTTGACGGTCGCGGCTGGGTCGCCGGGATCGGCCCGCAGAGCGCGCGCCACGATAGCGCCGTGCGCGCCGACCCGGACGCCGCCGGTGCGGACGTCGAGCTCAATCCAACGCCGGCGCAACTCGAGTCGGGCAACTATCGCAAGGGGCACGTGCGCATCGCCGGCGTCGACGTTGCGATCGAAACGCCTCGCAACGCGCTGCGCCGCGGCGTCGGGGCCGATGGCCGGCCGTGGTCGGTCGCCATGCCTGCGCATTACGGATACGTGAAGCGCACGGTCGGCGCCGATTCGGAGCAGCTCGACTGCTATATCGGCCCGAACGTCGACGCGCCGATGGTTTGGGTCGTCGACCAACTCGATGCGCGGACGGGAGAATTCGACGAGCATAAGGCGATGATCGGGTTCAACTCGCGCGCCGAGGCGCTTTCGATCTATTCGCTCGGGTTCAGCGACGGGATGGGAAGCAAGCGGATCGGTGGCGTGCGCGAGCTGACGGTCGAAGAATTCAAACGGTGGGAACCGGCGTTCGCGTAGACGAATGGCCGCCGACAAAGGGAGATCGAACATGTACGAAGCGTCGAGCAATCTCGGAACAGGTAGCGCGCTGGCGACGACCGGAAGCGGAGGCCCAGGCGCAGGTCCCGTTCTCAGCGGCACCTACGAAGTGCCAAGCGGCTGTTCAACGGTGAGCCTCGGAGGGAGCGGCTTCGTCAGCGGCTCGACGACCGGCATGCAAGGTTGCTGGTATCCGTGGCAGCCGTACCCGTATCCGGCGATTCAGTTCCAACCGTGGTGGCAGCCGGTGCCGTACTACGTGCCGATGTTCCCGTCGCTGACCTCTCCGATGTCGCAACGTGCGGCTGCGGCGATCGAGGTCCTCAAGCTCGTGACCGACGCCGATGACGCATTGCGTAAAGCCGCCGTCGCTGTTCTCCTTGCCGAGTTCGGTGTCGCAGCCAAACCGGAGAAGCGTCGGCGCGCATGACCGATTACGCCGCCGTCGTGTTCGCGCTGCAGAACGCAGGCAAGACGCCCGAGACCGGATACGGTGAAGGTCCCGAACCGCAGAAGTTCGTCTCGGTGCCGATCGAACGCGCGGACAAACCGGGCGAGCCGTGGACGCTGAACTTGATGTTCAAGAGCGGCAGCGAGGAGCTCGTCGGTCTTGCGGTGCAGCCGGGCGTAACGGACGGAACATGAGACGTGGACCTTTCCTAGCGCCAGCAAACCGCCAAGGATAAGAGGCCCCCCCGGATTTCTCCGAGGGGGCTTTTCTTTCTACACCCTGGCTTCGCAACGGTCGCCCGCCGCTTGACGGTGACGGCTGCCGTGCCGGGTAGGCGGGACACGCAATGCTGTTTTCCCGCAGCGCCTA